TCTTTTTCAGGATCATCGTCCGGTTTGACAATCGCTTTGGGTTCCTTAGACTTTTCAACGATCTCCGCTTTCACGTCAAGTGCCTTATCGATAGCGTCAAATTGATTATCCATCAGATATCACTGCCTTGTGAAGGACTATAAGTTTTTAGATCACCAAAGAACTCAATATCACTATCAAAACCGAAATCATCTCCAACCTCAATCAAAGCATTGTCATCAGAGTTAATTAGATTTACAACATCTCCAGAACTATGGGTATCAATTTCAGTTCCATATTGACCACGAGATACAATTACATTAGTGTTGTCAATTTCTTCAACACGCATAACCTCTTTGTTAATCTGAATGAATTTATATTGAACAAGGTTATTAGAACTCGCTACCTTGAGCAAAGTTTGATTTGGTTTAATTTCTGCTGTTAGTGATGTTGTGCTGTCGGAGGTGTAATCCTCAGTGGCAGTAGGGGTTACTGTGTAGCGAACTTCCCTTGGTCCACGAATAGAAGAACTGTAATCAATTTGAACCTTCTTAATAAGACCACCAGAGGCATCTGTTGGGATTTCGTTATAGAAGTATGTCTTAGCAGTGAAGTCTAGTTCGTAAACAATGGCACGACGAGTGCTGAAGTCACCTTCATACTCATCACGGAACTGGATATTGTTTAGTGTAAATGGAATATCTTTCTTCTCATCATGACCCTCAATCATCGTCATGGTGACGTTGTATGCGGGTTGAAAAAATGGTAGGATTTGTTCCAGAATTTGTAGAGCATCATCCTGGATCTTTGTAGCAAAACTTAAACGGAACCCAATATCATATGGGACCGGCATAAAAATTCTTTTAATTTTATCTTTGCTGCTGTTGGGAACAAGACAAAATTTTGTAATCGGTGCTGCTTTTCTGCTAGCATCGTATTGATATTTTGTAATCTCAAAAGACAATCTTGGCAACGTAATCGCTGCGTTACGATCAAAGTTTGGTTGCTGCTCAACACGAGCGAGAAATTTTTGAATCGGACCATACGCAATCGGCACTTTAATCGTGCTGATAGTCGTATCGCCCTGCGTATGCTTTACAGAGATATTATTAAAAAGTGTGCCAAATGCTATGACAGTTTTTCTAATAGTCTCGTTGTAAAAATAATTACCAAACATTAGACCTCACCAAAAGGATTTTGCTCTGTGAAGTCCAGGATCGCGTCTGCTTCTGTTTCGATCTCCTGGTTGTCTTCGTAAGCGTCATCATCGTCGTAGTTAACGCTATTTAGACGGTAAGCAACTGTCTCACCAGTAGACCTAGCAGTTCCCACAATGAGTTCGCCGAGTTGGAACTGTCCAGTAAGATCTTTTGCTGTGAGTTTCTTGGTGGGTTGATTCCAAGTTGTGGCGTATGCGGTGGTGCCAGAAGAGACTCCACGGATGGTGTCCCCATTAAAGAATGTACCTACACCTACAGTACCAGCAGCGCCTACAGTTATAGTCGGAGCAAGGGTATATCCATATCCAGCATTGGTGATTTGGATTGTGGAAACTTTTCCGTCTCCTTGTAGGAGAGCAGTGCCAGCAGCACTGACACCACCAGCAGGTGGAGCAGTGAAGGTGATAATTGGAGGCACAATATAATCCGTGCCTTGATCACTAATGGTAACAATACCAACAGATCCTGTGGTTCCAATACCTGCTAGTAGTACGATACCAGAACCATTACCATCGTCAGTCTCAACTCTGATATTCGGTATTGAGGTGTATCCAAAACCAGGGTCTGTTATTCTTACAGACTCTAGAGATCTGGTTCCGGCATCATTGATTGTAGTAATACCTACAGCAGTGGCACGTCTACCCGTTACAGGCGGATTAATTCTGATCACAGGATCCGCTGTGTATCCTGTTCCCTCATTGATAATTGTAATTTTATGGATGCCACCGTTGACGAGACTAGTAAATGCGGAGGCAGTGGTGCCTACGCTTGCTAGAGTTAGTGTAGCATTGTATCCAAGAGTCCTAAAGTCATCATCAATTGCTTCAATACCTGTGATGATTTTCTCGTCCTCATACTCAAAGGGTTCGCATTTGAGAACGTATGTATAATTTTCCTGTAGTTGATAGAAACTTGGTGCCTCATGCTCAACATACTTCACTTCAAATAGAATATCACCCAATGGGAAGTAAATACAATCTCCTTCTAAGGGTCTGACTGGGGTATTGTCAAGACCAACACCACCAGTATCTCTAAGGATTGGAGTAATATACTCCTCAAAACGCTTCTGCGAGATTACAATATTCATCTCAGCAGTGGATCTAACACCAAATTTGGTTAATAGATTATGATTGTCTCCAAATCCTTGATAGTTCTCAATATACCCTTCTAACGGAAATGAATTTTCAAAGCGAGAAGATGTCACCTCTCGCATTACAGTTTTTCTATTGACAAATGAACGTGGCATATAGACGAACTCGATGCCATGCATCCTGATGTGTTCGTCTATAAGTTCTTGGACGAGATTTTGCTCGCCGTTTGATCCCTGTGTAAAGAATGGATTAAGCATCAGCCAATCATATCCATGGGTGGCAGTTCGTAAGTATTGAACATCTGATCTTCAAGTTTCTCTAACTCCTTTACGCCCTCATCGTAAATTTCTCGACCATTCATTTCAACACCACCAGGCAATTTTACACCTCTAAATTTCATCATGTTCATACCCCACTGCTTCTTCATAAGAGCAGTGAAGTATCTTTTTAGAAATACATCATCGTATACCTTGGTATACTCATTTGGATCAAGAACACGATAGCATTGAATGATTAGGTAATCATCCACGTCCATACTATCAGCGTCTGTATCAATATATAATCTATTTTGTCTACGATTAAATCTAATTTGTTTTTCGGGACTTAGAATAAAATCAATGTCCTCAAGATATCGTTTTGTCATCGTATATCCCAACAGTTCTACTGAACTGAAGTAATATATCTCATTCAAAAACAGTTGATACTGCACGCTAAACATGTTCGTGCTAATTGTACTGTTATTAAGCTTCCATACTTTTTCGATTCCGATGACAGCATCAGGTATTTGGATAAAGTTCTGTGTCTCTTCAAACGCAAAGGTAGAGATACCAACTCCGGTTGTTCCGACACCAGTGATATTGGCTGTTGTAGACGTAGTAGTGATGCCAATTACTTTATCATCGCCCCTTGCTTGTACAGCATCTAAGAAATTTTGATCAATCTTATATTTCAGATACATCAATTCTACGCCATCCATGTGACGGTTCTGATACACCTGGATGGCATCATCCATCAAATCTTCAATCTGCTCATCCGCAAGGTTAATCTCCAAGACAGGGTAACCCAACTGCCTCTTGGCATAATCAACCAGATCCTGTCTTGAAGCAGGTTTAGCCATATTTAGTCCTACTTTCCTTTATTTAGTTGTTGTTTAAGATCTTCAATCTGTTGCTGTTGCTCTTTGATAGCTTCAATTAGAACAGCAGTGAGTTTTCCGTAGGCAATATTTTTAATTCCCTTAGTCTCACCAACAACCTCAGGTATGATCTTCTCAACCTCTTGTGCGATCAAACCAACCTCGTGCTTACCATCCATATCATTACGATCATACTCTACACCACGCATTGCCAATACTTTGTCTAGAGCATTCTCATAAGTAATAACGTTATCTTTTAGAGAGATATCAGAACTTGACGTAATATCACCTGAAGAAGTTATACTACCAGAAAATTCTGCTGACCCATCAGTTTTTACAGAAAATGTATTTACACCATTAGCATAAGTTCCATATGCTTGAATACCAGAGGAAGCTGCTGATGGATGTAATACGGTGTAACTAGATTTTGCGGTGACGGCACCGTCATTTTGTAGTAAAATATTGTAATTTCCAATATCACCCGTGCCACCAATAACAGTTGAACCGTCAGGATAAACAGCAAATCTATGATTACCACCACCATTACCAACGGTCAATGCCTCAGAACCAGAAGTTTTACCAGTTGGTCCTGTTGCTTGTGTATATACTTGACATTTTCCTTGTTTTGTTACGTAATTAGTATAGAAACTACCACCCAAAAATTCAGCATCCAGTTGTGAACCAATACCATCAACTGATAGGAGCAGAGATATAATCTCACTACCAGTCTGGTCGGCAGTCGCCCCAGTTTCAATACCGTCTAGTTTGTCATGATGGGCGATAGACATCACACCAGCACCGCTACTAGTAGCTTCACCGATGGTGGTGTTGTTACCACTACTGCTGGTTACCAAGACACTAGTGCTTTGGGCAATGTTGCCGAGGTTGGTTCCGGATGCTGTGGGAAGGTTAGTTAAATTTGAACCATCACCATATAAAGTATCCGCATATATGTTTCTAAAACGAGCAGTGTTTGTTCCAATATCGATCGCACTATCAGAACTGGCATATAAATGGTTATCAAAAGTAACAGTAGCACTACCTTGATACGTCCAATTACCACCTTCAAGTTTTAACTTGTCATTGCCATTATGATGGAAGTAGATTCCGCCACCAGAACCGCCGTACATATCAATAATACTTTGGTTATTGCCCCTTAAAAATATTCCGTTAGATGTTGAGTGAATATAAATTTGATCCTTAACTTCAAAATCAAGTTGACTGGTAGTTGTAGAACTTTGTGGTTGAATCTTGAAACGAGTTCCATCAAAGAACTGCTCAATATCATCATTGTCACCAAAACGAATTTTTACATTATCATTTAAATCTAGTCCAGTATCACCACCTGCACCTGCTGATATTCCTGTTAATGCTGATCCGTCACCAGAGAATGCAGTAGCAGTTAGTGTACCGGTTACTGTGGCACCAGATGACGTGGTTTCAAATTTCTTCGAACCATTATGGTTAAGTTG